TCGTATTTTTGTTATATGTACCCGAACGATCATAGCTTTGGGCCTAATCCCTAGGTGATGATCGAGGGGGACCGGCCTCCGCTCCAACGGTGAGACCGGTCCTACTTCGAGTTCTGGTGGTCCGGACTGGACTCGAACCAGTGACCTGCAATCTGGAAAAAAGCTGCTCTATCCACTGAGCTACCGGACCAGGAAAGAGCCTGCCATATCGGCAAGTGTCTGATTCGGCAGGCTTTTTCTCAGCCGCTTCTGGTGGAGGGAGGCGACTCAAAAGCCATATCAAAATTAATATTGGCGTGCAAGGGCCTCGTGGGTTGCATTATCACAAAAATGCGATAGGATATGGCCCTATGGACGTTCCGTACCTACGTCTCGCCTCAGGGAGAGGAGGAGGTTACGCAATGGTATGCTCGCCAATCCCCCTCAGTCCAAGCAGCCTTTGACCAGCGGCTCCGTATCCTTTCGCAAATGGGGCTCCCCAAGAGTGGCGGGAGCCTTACACCAAGCCATTGGAGGGACCTTGCGATGGGCTGGTTGAAATCAGATTCAAAGCCGACCGCGTTCAGCATCGGCCGCTTGGATTCTATGGGCCGCAGCGGATGGAATTTACCATCACGTTGATGGCCCGCGAGATTGGCGACCGGTTTGAACCAAGAGATGCATGCGAAAAGGCGCTAGGAAGAAAAGATGACGTTCTCCATGATCCAGTACGCTTTTCCCACGTCCTTGCCGTGGAGTGAGAAGCTCGTTTCCAAGCTAAGCGAACCTAGCTACCGCCACGCTTATATGATGGAAGGCGTGAAGACTTGGATTGCGCGCCAAGTCCGGGCGCTGCGCGAACAACGGGACTGGTCGCAGGAAGACCTTGGCCGGGAAACCGGGAAGCCTCAGAGTGCGATTTCGCGTGTCGAAGACCCCGATTATGGGAAGCTGACGCTGCAAACTCTTTTTGATTTGGCGCAAGCCTATGATCTTCCTTTGTTGGTCCAATTTGTTGAGTGGGGTGATTGGCTATCTCGAATGAACGATGTATCCACAGAAGTTCTTCAGAAAGAGAGTTTTAGTGCGGACGCTCTGAGAGACTTAGGGACCGGGCAAATCTTCAATGAGCCGATGCAGCAACAATTTGTCATTGATCCATTTGGGCAAGATCAAAATCAACGTTGGAATTTTACTGCTTATCCTGCTGCCAATGTGGGCGCCGTCATGAGCATCCTGACAGGGGCTATGGGCACGAGTGTGCGCACGGGTGTGACCGTGAGTGGGTCCGGGAATATCACAGTTTGTGGCGACTATGAGCAGGCTCACTCGATATTCGAAGATGCCGACAGGGACCAGGATCGTGATTACGATTACGATTACGATTACGACTTCGAAGGGCTAATCCGAGTTCCGACCCACAAAGTTCTGGAAATTACTGGGGCAGAAAATGGCTGATGACCCGAAGCCAGTGACGACGCCAAAGACTGCGCGGTTCATACGAGCCAAGGATTTTCGTGTCGCATTTGCAAATACATTTCGATTTCGCACGGGTGCCGCTGATATCGGCATAGCATTTGGGTATCAAACTGAAGTCCCAGGACCCACACCAGACTCATCTCAGAATATTATTCAAGATGAGGTCGAGGTTGTATTAACGCCAGTTATGCTCAAGCTTATGCAAATGGCGATAGCCGACAATATTGAGGCAATCGAAACCGCGACTGGCAGTCCAATTGAGCTCCCGCAAACGATCCTAGACGCTTTGGCTGAACAAAAGGCCAAACTAACGGCTGAGCTAGCGGCTGAGCTAAAGAGCGCCCCAAAAAACGAATAGGCCTTCCTGCACGCTAATTCGGCCACTGAGCCTCAAATTCGGCCAGTATGCCGTCGGTGCCGGCCCCACTGAACCATTTAAGCGCCGAACGCCGTGATCGTTTGATTTATCAATATAGCTTTCGCTGCCCCATACCTGAGAGTCCCGCCATGACCGCCGTCACGCGCGAACAGATTTCCGTTGCCTTCTTCAACCTCATCGCCGGGGCGACGGATTTCACGGCGACGAGCCGGCGCTTCGTGCATTGGGATCAGGTGAATGAAACGCAGATGCCGTTCCTGACCATGCTCAAGACCGGCGAAGTGCGCGGCCGGCAGAGCGAGGGGCTGCCGACGCTCACCATCAATGCGCATGTGTTCGTCTATCTCTCCGCCGGCATGGACCCGGAGGATATTCCGGACATCGCGATGAACGCACTGCTCGACGCCGTCGATGCGGCGGTGGCGCCGAGCGGCGCCGACGCGGTCAACGGCAACAAGCAGACGCTCGGCGGGCTCGTTTCGCATTGCTATCCGCTCGGGCCGGTGTTCATCGATACCGGCGATATCGACGGCAAGGCCGTCGCGGCGATTCCGTTCCAGATTTTGGTGCCGTAGCGCCGCGTAGAGTGGCCAAAATCGCCGGTCGTGGCGAACTAGTCCCGAACAATCTACGTTGGCGATTTTGCCCACGCGGAAGTGCCACGCGGCAGAACCGCGTGGGCATTGCGCCCGCAAACGCAAGCCAAAGGCGCCGCGATCGGAGCGGCGCAATGCCCACTCTACAAGCCGTTTGTCATTCGCTCTCTAATCACTCTTCAAGGAGACCCAATCCATGACCCAATACGCCTTCGGCAGTGGCACGCTGATCGGCAAACGCACCGATTTAACGGGGATGCCGCCGTGCCTGCTCGGCACCCTGGACACTGTATCGCTCGATTTCGACCGCAAGATCGAGACGCTGCTCGGCCAATACAACGTGGCGGTCGCCGCCGGCGGCGGTGAGTTCAAAATCACCGGCAAGGCAAAGTTTGCCCGCCTGCAGGCGACGCAGATCAACAATCTGTTCCTCGGCCAGACGCTGACCGCGAACAGCATGCTCGAAATGACGACGGGGGAGACCGACACCGTCGCTTCGGCATCCGTCACCGTCGCCAACAGCGCCACCTTCGTCGAGGATTACGGCGTCTTCTATGCCTCGACCGGCGCGCAGCTCTTGCCCGTCGCTTCCTCGCCGGCGCAGGGCCAATACAGCGTGTCGAGCGGCGTCTATACCTTCAATTCCGCCGACAACGGCGCTGCGGTGCTGATCTATTACAACTACACGATCGCTTCCGGGAACAAGATCAGCCTGGCGAACCAGCTCACCGGTCCGCTGCCGATGTTCGAAATCTCCTTGAAGGAGACGTTCAACTATTTCGGCACCAGCAAGGACCTTTTGGTGAAGCTCAACGCCTGCGTGTCGCCAAAACTGTCACTGCCGTTCTCCAACCAGAAATTCACCGTCGCCGAATTCGATTTTCAGGCGATCGCGGATTCCTCGAACAATATCGGTACCATCAGCTTGAGCGAGTAGCACAGAAGGATTCGCTTTTTGCAGAAGGAGATATCACGTGAGCCTTGAGCGTGACGAGTCCATTGATCTGTCGACGGCGCGCGTGGTGCGGCTCGCCGGCCACGACTTTCATGTCGCGCCGCTGAGCCTGCGACAGGTCCTCGCGATCGCCGACTACGTGCCAAAGCTGTCCGGCATCACGGCGGAGAACATGAGCGGCGAGCGGCTCTCGCCGCTGGCCGAGGTGCTTTGGCACGGCTTGCGCCGCGCCCATCCCAGCCTCACGCGGGATGAATTCCTCGATTTGCCGATTCCGATCGGCGAGCTTGTCGCGGCGCTCCCCGTGGTGATCGAGCAGGCCGGCGGCAGAAAGGTTGACGCCGACGCGGGGGAATCTTCGGCGGCGAGCGCTTCGAAACGGTCGAGTGGAGAGCGCTCGTCGCCGAGCTCGTGATCGAACTGCACTGGACGCGCGAAGAGGTTCTCGACCAGATTGATGTTCCCTTTCTTGAGGAGCTTCGCTGGGCCTGGGCGGATTGCCCGCCGTTGCGCAGGCTGCTCGCCGCCTATCTCGGCCATAAACCGCGGCCGCGACCGTCGAAGAACTATCAAGAGCTTCTCGCCATGTTCCCGAACGGCATGATCAATTAAACAAGGTACACCTCATGGCCGACGATAGTGACGTTGAAATCCGCTTCGGCGCCTCGACCGATGACGCGCTGGCGGCCATTGCGCAGGTCCGCGATGCGCTTATCGGGTTGACCGCGCCGGTCAGCGGTCTGGGCGGCAGCCTCGATCGATTGGGTGACACATTCGGCGCGGCATTGCCGGTAGATAAGATCGCCCAATGCGTAAGAGGACTGGGCGACGTCGGCACGGCTGCACAGCGCGCCGCTTTGCAGGCGAGGGGAATCGGCGACGAGATCAAGCTCTTGCAACAGGGCCTCGCCGAGAAGAAGATTGTGCTCGATGCCGAGGCAAAACAGTTCCAGATCACGCAGGACCAGAAATTCGCACTCCTCGAGGCGGAAACGCAAAAGGAGTACGAGGCGCAGCTGGCGCTGCTCGGACAGGAAGCGGGGATCGACGGTCTGAGCGTGGAGGAACGAAATCAGGTATTGGGCCGCATCGCTCAGCTCGAGGAGAAGCACCGGACCGACATGCTTCGCCTCGACGAGCAGTCGATTGCCGCGCAGCAGTCCATGTGGAACGGATACCTGTCGACCCTGACCAGCGCATTCAATTCGCAGCTTCGCGGGTTGCTCGCCGGGACGACGAGCTGGTCTACAGCGTTCAAGAAAATGCTCGGCGATATGATCATCAAATGGATCGAGATGTGCGAGGAAATGGTGGTGAAGTGGGCGGCGGCGCAACTGGCGCAGACCACGGCGTCGACCAGCGGCGCCGCGGCGCGCGCCGCGGCCGACGAGAGCGCGTCGAGCGCCGGGATGCTCAGCATGGTCGCCAACGCGATAAAGGCGATCATGACCGACGCCGGCCAAGCCTTCGCCGGCGTCTTCGCCTTCCTCGCGCCGACCATGGGGCCGGCGGCCGCCGGGCCCGCCGCGGCGGCGCAGGCCTCCGTGTCGGCGGCGGCGATCTTCGATGTTGGCACCGATTACGTGGTGCGCGGCGGGCTGGCGCTCATTCATCCCGGCGAGACCATCATTCCGCCGGCGCGCGGCTCCGGGCCATATAGCGGCGCCGGCGGAGCGCAGGTGCATGCGCCGGTGAGCATCAACGTCTCGGCACTCGACTCGCAGAGCGTCAAGCGCTTCTTCAACGACAATTCGAGCCACATGCTGCGCGCCATCAACGACGCGGTGAAGCGCGGCGCCCATCTCGGCCTGCGCGCGGCCAGGACGTAGTCAGTCAGAAGTCAGAAATCGGAAGTCAGAAACCAGAAGCGAGAAGTGTCAAGATTGCGATCTGATGTCTCGCCATGCGTTTTCTGCTTTCCGATTTCTGACTTCCGACTTCTGACTTCCTGAATTGCCATGACCTACATCAACGGCGTGAACCTTCTGCCGTCGACCGGCGAATTCACCTACGACACGATCCCGTATTTTGGCCAGCGCGTGACCGAAGTGAGTCTGACCTCGATCAACCGCTATGCGTCCGGCGGCTTCGGTTCGACCACTGACTACACGATCGCGCTGGACAATCTGCAATCGCAGTTTCCGGGCTGCACGACGGTCGCTCTTGTCGTCTCCTGGTTCGGCAATTCGACCGATATCACCGCGTGCCGAGTCTATCCGTCCACCACCTATATCAACGGCACCTTCCAGCAGGCCTCCGGCGCTTCCGACGTCTGGCGCTGCTCGGGGCTAACGCAATCGTCGTCTGGCCTGATCGCGATTCCGCAGAACGGCGGCGCCTTCATCTACGGCGGCACGCCGTCCGATCAGTCCATCGTCCGCTGCATCCGCGATCTGAAGTCGCGGGGCTTTCGCGTCGTCTTCTATCCGTTCATCCTGATGACGGCGAGCGGCGAACCTTGGCGCGGCAACATTACCTACAACGGGAGCGACATTTCCAGCGCGGCGACCACGGCGGTCGATAATTTCCTCGGCTCTGCTGCGACCTCGCAGTTCACGCAAGACGACACCAATCTCACGGTCGCCTATTCGGGCTCGCTGACCGATTATACCTATCGCCGGATGATCCTGCACTACGCCAATCTGTGCGTGGTCGCCGGCGGCGTCGATCTCTTTTTGCTCGGTTCCGAGTTCCGCGGTCTGGAAACGATCCGCGGGCCGGCCTGGACGAAAGCGGGCACCACCGGCGGCGACGGCAAGGTCACCTGGGATTATCCGTTTGTTGCGGGGCTGATGCAGCTTGCCGATGACGTGCGCAGCGTCTTCGATGCCGCCAGTCTGACGAAAGATACGACGAATCTGCATAATCTGATCGCCTATTCGGCCGATTGGTCGGTGTGGATGGGCTATCAGCATCCCGGCGAAAACGGCCAATGGCCGCATCTCGATCAGCTCTATGGCCACGATAATATCGATCTCGTTTCGTTCGACAATTACCTGCCGCTGTCGGACTGGACGACCGGCGACGGCGGCCTCGACGCGCAGAATTGGCTGGAGCCGTCGCCGACCGGATCGTGGCCGCCATCGCCGGCGACATTCAACGGCCTCGGCATGACCGGCCAGCCGACGATCTACAGTATTTGCTATCTGAAGGCGAACGTCGAAGCCGGCCAGTATTTCAACTGGTTCTACAACGACAGCAATAACCTCGGCATCGGGCTCGATCCGAACGGCTCCGATCTCCGCGTGTCGCTGCCGCAAGGCGACCGGCTCACGCAATCGCGCAATCAGTATTATCCGAACCAACAGCTTCTCGCCAACAAGCAACTGCGCTGGTGGTGGAACAATCCGCACCAGGCGGTCTATGACGACGGCGACGGCAGCGGCTGGTCGCCGCACGGCCCCTACACGGAATGGATGCCGCAATCGAAGTCGATCACGTTTGCGGAATACGGCTTGCCGACCTGCGACAAGGGCACCAATCAACCGAACGTCTTCTACAGTCCGGCATCCGTCGAGAGCGCGACACCTTTTTGGTCGATCTGGGACCCGAGCGCGAGCGTCGCCGGCGGCTATTGGCCGCGGCGTGACGACCTGTTGTACCTGCTCGCCCTGCAGGCGATATATGAATATTGGGTCACGGACGGTAACAACGCCACCTCGTCAGGCGGCGCAAAGATGATCGAGCCGACGTTCATGTCGGTGTGGAATTGGGACGCGCGGCCGTTCCCGATATTCCCGCAGATGGTTAGCGTGTGGGGCGATACCGGCGACTGGCCGGCCGGCAATTGGCTGGGCGGCAAGGGGCCGTTTTTGACCCCGCTGGTGCCGAGCAATCCGCCAACTCCAGGACCGTATTCGACGTTCCCGGCGGTGCCGACGCTCGGTTGGTCGGAAAAATTTTCGCCGATCTTTTCGACGCGCTCGGCATTGCACGTCTCCGGCCGCGAGCTGCGCGCCGGCAAGTATGTCTCGCCGGTGTGGGAGATTGAGCTGAATTACGATCTCTTGCGCATGGCGTCGCCGAACACCGAGCTGCAGGAGATCATCGGCTTCTTCGAAGAGTGCCAGGGCGAGGACGCCTCGTTCTATTTCGAGCCGCCGACGCTCTCGCCGGTCGCCGGCCAGGCGCTCGGAACCGGCGACGGTACGACGACGACCTTCTCCTTCGCCGTCTCGATCGGCGGCTACACGCTCGCGCCGGCAAACGTCGGCGCGGTGTCGGCAGTGTATCTCAACGGCGTGGTGCAATCGAGCGGCTTCACGGTGAATGAGACGGCGCTTGCGCCGTCGATCACCTTTGCGACGGCGCCGGCATCGGGCGTGGCGGTGACAGCCGATTTCCACTGGTACTTCCGGTGCCGCTTCGACGATGACAGCGAGGATGTGGAGGAGTTCATGTCCGGGCTCTATGCGCTGCAGTCGCTCAAGCTGCGCACGGTGCGGTCATGACGACTCCGCCTTCACTGCCGACGCTCGCTGGCCTCGCTTGGTCGCGCCACAAGAAGCCTGGCTTCTCGACTCGGGTGGCCTCACACGTCTCCGGCCGCGAGGTGCGCGTCGCGTTGATGAGCTATCCGCTCTACGAGTTCGAGGCGGTGTATAACGGCCTCGCCTCGTCGGCGACGGCCGCCTTTGCCGGGCTCGGGTCATCGAGCCTGCAAAGCTTGATGGGCTTTTTTCTGCAGCTGCAAGGGCAGTTCGGCACGTTCCTCTATACCGATCCGGACGACAATACGGTCACCGGCCAGGCTTTCGCGACCGGCGACGGAACGACCACCGCGTTCACCATCGAGCGCTCGCTCGGCGGTTTCCTCGAGCCGGTCGGCTGGGTGACGACGCTCTCCAATGTCTATCTGAACAGCGCGGCGATCCCGACCGCGGGCTTCTCTGCGCCATCGACGCCATCGTTGTCGTCGGCATCCGGCGGGTCGCTTGGCGGCGCCACCTATTACGTCAAGATCACCTACGTCACCGCATCGGGCGAGACGGTCGGGTCAACCGAATCCTCGCTCGCGGTGTCGGCCGAACATCTGCTTGTCGTCGCCTCGCCGGCGGCGCCAGCGCCAGCCTCGGCGATCGGCTGGAACGTCTATGTCGGAACAAGCTCCGGCGCCGAGAACTTGCAGAACGGCTCGACGCCGATCGCGGTCGGCAGCAATTGGACCGAACCGACCAGCGGCCTTGTCACCACGACCGCGGCGCCGCCCGGTGCGAATACGACGGGCTGGAGTCTGACGACGCCGAACAGCTTGATCTTCTCCGGCGCGCCCGCTGCCGGCGTCATGGTCTCGGCTGACTTCGCCTACGCCTTCAACTGCCGCTTCCTCGACGACCAGATGGACTTCGAAGAATTCATGTCGAACCTCTGGAAGCTCGACAGCATGAAATTCCGCAGCGTGAAGCCGTGAGAAAAAAAATGAGAAAAAAATGAAGCCGGCATCCTCTGCGCTCATCTCCTATCTGAACACTGCGCGCGCCAATCCGGACGTGCCGCTATTGATGGCGGATGCCTTCACCTTCACGCTGCGCTCCGGGCTCGTGCTCTGCTACAGCAACGTCGATGTGACGTTCACTTACGACGGCAACACCTATCTCGGGAATTCCATCCTGGTCGATGGCCTGAAGTACAAGGCCTCGATCGGGCTCGAAGTCGACCAGCAACAGATCACGGTCGCGGCGCGCTCCACCGACACGATCACGAGCGGCGCGCCATTTTTGCAGGCGCTGCGCGACGGTTCCTTCGACGGCGCCGAAATCGTGCGCTATCGCATCTTCTTTTCCGACAAGATCGGGGGCACGGCGATAGGTTCGGTCCTGCTCTTCAAGGGTCGTCTCGGCGTTGTCGATGAAATCGGACGTACCAGCGCCAAGCTCACGGTCAATTCCGACTTGGTGCTGCTCGACATCGACATGCCGCGCAACGTCTATCAGCCGACTTGCCTGCACACGCTCTACGATTCGGGCTGTACCTTGGTGAAGAATGCCTTCGGCACCAACGGTACAGTCGGCTCTGGCTCTACGGCGTCGACCATCAATTGGTCGGGCGCCGGCGCGAACTTTCAGCAGGGCTCGATCACGTTCACCTCGGGCGTCAACGCCGGCGTGACCGCGACCGTGGGGTCCGTCGTCGCCGGCAC